GGGATCAGCCATCGGCACGAGTTCATGCGAGTTCAGAGCCTCCATGAGCGTGTTCTCGTCCCATTTGCGCGCTGGCTTCTTCACCGAACGGATGAAACTCTCCGGATGGTCGCGGAAGCAGCGCAGCAGCAGCTGAAACTCCTCCGCCTGCGCCGCGTGCATGCGCTTGTGCACACTATTCATTACCTTGGTGGCCTGCTCGATCAGCGCCAGCGTGGTGCCCACCGGCGCATCCTGCCGTCCCTCGCCCACCTGCGCGTCCGTCGTACTACCGACGCGCTGGCCTGTCTCTACCATGTTGTTGACAAGGTTCATCAACGCCATGCCCGGCTCTTTGTACGGCAGAGGCATCACGGCCTGATTGATCGGCATGCCACCCGTTTTCACCAGAGCACCGCCGCCCGGCGGAACCCGGAAAATGTTGGTGTTCTGCCGGGCACCCACGTCCGCCATCAGAAAGCCCGGAAAGTTGGCGTACATGCCCGCGTCCAGCATCTCGCGCCATGCGGCAGTGATGGCGTTAGTCGTGTTACCCAGCATGTGCAGCAGACCGATGTCATAAAAGCCCATGCCCGGTACAAACGTGTACTTGACGAAGGTGCGCAGCGCCTCCGGGAGCTCGTCGCCCTCCTCGCCTGTCGGCTCGTCGTAATTGCGCACAATACTCAAAATCTCGCGCGACGACACGTCGATGGTGACGCGGTAAGGAATCTCCAGCCCCGTCTCCTTACCCTTGTACCTGTGCTCAAAGCCGACAATGTCCAGCTCGCAGTAGCACTCATAAATCTCGCGATCACGATCTTCCGGATTAATCGCCTCTGGCGCAACTCCCTGCTGTGCGGCCTTTTCGCGCTTGATGGAGTCAAGGTCTGCGGCCATAGGTTGCGTAAGAGATACATCACGGTAGACCCCCAGCAACTGCAACCGTTTGACGGTGCTAGAGCGCAGCTGAATGCGATGCGTGACACGCTTGGCGTCTTCCAGCGTCTTGGCTGCCTGATTAACAATCAAGTCATCTGCGTCAACCGTTTCGCTTACCGGGCGACCGCGCAACGGGCAGTAGTACACCTTCTTGAACATTGTCCCGCCGAAACCTAGCATGAACAACATCTTGTCGGTGTCTGGGTAATATTCGCGCGCCGTGGATGTCAGGTAACTGTTCAGGTCGGTTTCGAGGTCGTCGGCCAGCGACGCCTCCTGCGCCGTGTCATTGGGTGCGTCGACGCGAACCTTTACCGGTCCATCAGTCGGCAACAATTCTGACCGCGCGTTGGCCTGAAAGCGCAGCACCGCCTCCAGCAGCAGCGGGTGGCGCACCTTGCTCATACCCTCTACGGGGGCTCCGTCGCTCGCGCCCTGCACGCCCGGAATTTCAACCTTGAGACCCAGCAGCTTGATGCCCTGCGTGCGATCTTCGGTCCACTCCATGCGGCTGTCGATGTCGTCCTTGATGCCGCGCAGCAACTCGTCCGCAATGCTGCTCAATTGACCGTCGTCAATGTCGTCCACGAGATTGTCGAACCAACCGGGGCGCTGGTTGACGTTCGCGCCTTGCACTGGCTTACCGTCAATCGACACTGACACTGTGCCGTCGCCGTGATCAATGCTCAGCACGTTGCCGGCATCGTCCATTTCGGAACGATCTGAGTTTGGAACAACCTCGACGGAGACAGCAGGTTCTGCGTCATCTGTCTCCGGGAAAACCTGCCTAATGTTCGGATTCAGACCCGGAGTGATGGGCATTTAAGCCTCCTGAACGGACGGTTGTACGTCCTGAACGAATTTATCTAACCCTTCGCGGGCCGCTTTGTCTTCACTCACCGCATTGATCACATATATTTTAACGTAATCGTGCGGCGGAGCGCCCCAGCATTCCACGCGATAACGTCCGAGCCCCTTGCTGTTAGCCGGAGGCTCGAAAATCACGTTTACTATAGCTCTTGCCTTTACCATAGTCAACCTCATGCCGGATAAAGTGGTCCCGGGATTGCTCCCAAATGCTGGCGCCCGGCGTCCAGCCCTGCTGACCATTCAGTTGTACGTACTAGTAACCCCGTTTCACGTAGATGACGTATGGCCATGCTCGTGCTGTCAACAAGATCGTCGTGCTTACCCCGAGGAAACTGTGCGCACTGACTGATGACCGCCTCCGCCCACTGCTTGTCCGGAGCGTAAATAAGTCCCTCCGCAAACAGATGCTGAATGGAGTACAACCGCGCCATCTTGTCAAGTGTCTTAGGGTCGACCAGTTGCACAGTGAACTCGTCGTAACCGTAAAGCCTGCGTATCTCTTGAGCCACGCTGAGTCCGCTGGCTTTACCTTCAATGAGCAGTTTGTCTACCTGCCACTGGAGCATGGTCTCCCTAACGCGCTTAACTAGGTCGTGAAGTTCTAGCCGCTCTGCCCATGCATGCATCAACATAGCCTTGGGATGCTCCTGCGTATACACACGCTGCATGACCTGTTCAGCCTCGTGAACGCGCGATACAGAGCGGGTAATTTGAGCGAGTTGATCTCCTCCTGACCATACTCCCCAAACAGTCATAGCCGACGGATCATTTTCCGTCTTAGTCGTATACGCAGTGTCAATCGACGCCAGAATGTAATCAAAAGGCGGGTAAGTGGGGCGCTCCCACAACCGCCACCAGTCGCGCTTAATGATACCGCCGCCGCGTGGCTCGGGGCTTTGCTGAAGCTGACCAGCAGCGGCATAAGGACCCATGTCCTTTTCAAGCTGGTCCACCACCCGCTCCGGGAAGCGTTCTTCAAACAGCAACTCGCCCTCTACCTCTCGCGGATCCTCATAGCCCAACTTGGTCGGCATGGCACGTGACGGATCATACCGCATGGGCAGCATAATATGATCATAGCCCATGTCTTTCTCGATAATCACGCCGGATACGTCTTCTTCATGAAGACGCTGCATGATAACCACAATAGACGAGGTGTCCGGATTGTTCAAGCGCGTGGGAACGGCTTCAAGAAACCACTGAAGCGTGGTCTGTCGCATTTGGTCAGAGTTTGCGCCTTCCACCGAATGTGGGTCGTCAATGATCACGCGGTCACCACGGTTACCGGTGATACCGCCTGCGGCCACTGCCTGACGAAAACCCGTCGCTGTATTTTCGAATTTGATTTTCTGGTTCTGATCCCCTGCCAACTTGACCCTGTCGCCCCAACGCTGCTGGTACCAATCCGACACGATCAAGCGCCGCATCTTGAGTCCGTCGCGTATAGCCAGCTCCTGAGAATGCGCGGCACAAACGTAACGCATATGCGGCTTGTTGCGCGGACCCCACTCCCACGCGGGCCAAAACACGTTCGTCATAAGAGACTTCATCGTGCCCGGCGGTACGTTGATTAGCAGTCGATTGTACGCTAGATCGTCTTCCAACTTGACGCCATCCGTAATGGCTTCAAGGTGCGCAGCAATGAAGTCAATGTGCCAGTTATGAGTGTACGGTTGCCCCGGTTCAATGACTGCCCAAGCCTGCTTAATGAACTCCGCAAGGCTGTATTCTGCGTCGGCTTTGTCTAGCAGAAACAGCTGACGCTGGATGTCTATGCGATCAATCTGGACGTTCACTGAACTCTCGTATGCCAGCCCGACATGGGCGACCGTTCATTCTCGCGGATGAGGCTTAGTATGCCATTGCTCAGGATGTTGCGGGCGCGTTCCGCAGACTCAATGCTAGAAGACGCACAACAAATTAAACTTGCCGCAACGCTCGTCAGCACGAGCAAAGCGTCCTCCGGCGTAACTTGAAGCGTTTCAAGTGTTTCAAAAATGCGGTGCGCCGCCTGATCAATCTTCGTTCCCTCTTCCATTTTCCCATTCCCGTATACAGTGATCAAGCAGCTTAAGGTTCTTGTGTACTCGAATCAGGTTCCGTGTCAAATTCTTCTCTTGTGTAAGTAACTGCTCCCGCAAGGCCCGGGCTTGCTTCAATATGCTCTTGATCTCTCGTTGCTTCAATCAAAATACTCCGCAAAGCGGCTCGACGCTCTGGCGACCAGCTGCTGACTTCTATGATGTGCGTGTTCTCAATCTGCAACGGACCACCATTAGCCCCGGTCACCTGAACAGGTATAACTTTACTAAGCAAAGACAAAAAAGGTCCCGGGGATTTGATGGCTTGCGTTTTCAAGTAACCTACCAAGCCTTCTTTGCCCCCAGCCAAAGTTGCGGCTTCAAGAATAGCCTTGCGTAGGTCTTGGGTTACTTTATTAGGTGTTCCTTTTACTCTGCCGCCCAGACGCGGCTGCCCTTTAACGTTCATGCCCGGAGGTAAACGCTTCTTCGGGGGAGTTTCTACCGATTTTTCGTTTATTTGGGTATCAGTCATTTGATTAGGATACCCCCGTTTCTTCTTTCAGGCAACCCATGTCACCCAATAATATTTGCTCTACAAGTTTGAAGTCCCATTTCCGGCGGCCTCCCGCACAAAGAGGGGATCGCCCTTTCAACCCTACGTCAACCAGAGACAATATCTCCGTACCCGGAATCACGTAGAGCTCGTCTACCTTGCGCCGCACTGCGACAAATACCCGGCCCCCAAGGCGGACCCGCTTATGTATCCAAGAAGGCTGTAGAGGCTCAAAATTAATTTTCCAGCCCTCTGTTTTCTTAAACTCTACCCATCCGGACACGCCCCCCGGCGCGCAGAACTCTGCATCTGGAATACCCGGAGAAACTATCCCCGTTTCCACGCTAGACCACTGCCAAGTCTTAAATTTCTCGCGGAAAATTGCCCTTAAATCTCCGTCTTTCATGGTAAATGATGTTTCAACGTGTGCACTAAATCTTCGTCCAAATCCGTCTGACGGAAAAGCCACCTGAGATAATCTCGCGGCACATCTTTGAAAAGCATGCCCTTGTGTTTACCAAAAGGCATTCTACGCAACAACACCGGTTCAGAACTGATTTTGATGAGCTCTTCCAACGGCTTGACCTCCAACAAGCGCAATAGAATGCCCGCCGTAGTAAGCGCATCATAGAGTGCACTGTGCGGGAAGGCCCCTCTCCCTCCCGCTACAGGCACGCTGAACCCGAGATAGTAACGCAGAACCTGGTTACCATACCCGGGAGCATCCGGCCAAACCGCCATAGCGCATTTCCAACTGCACACCCATGGTCGTTCTGGTAAGCCTTTCAAGAACCCTTTATCAAACGCCGCATTGTGCGCTGCATACGCTTCTGCCTTACTACCCGGCAACAAAGCACACGCCTCCGGCAAGCTCATCGCCTTTTCCACGTCCTCGTCTGTGATATGGTGTACCGCCGAGGCTTCTGCCGGTATACTGCGCCCCGGATTTACCAAATAGTTGTACGTGGCTCCATTGCCTACCCCCGGTGTCAGCACCTCTACCGCTGCCAGTTCGCACACCCGATCCGTTTCTGAAAACAACCCCGTAGTTTCCGTATCAACGACGAGAATCATTCTGCCGTCTCCTTGTACCACTTGGACCAACGTACAACGTAATGCAGAACCCCTGCCGGAGTCATTTCAAATTGTTCTCCGATGTCTTTCAGAAGCCTCCCCGACAAACGCATCTTAATGATCTTTCTGGCCTTTTCCGGGAACAGCGGAGCCTGCCGCAGCGCCCACTTGTTGTCTGTATCTTCGCTCATTTCATACCACCCATATC